ATCAATACTACATTTAAAATCTCGTTTTAAGGGCAATACATCGGTTACCGGAAAAACTATCTCATATCTATTTAATGTTATATTTGCCATATCTTAGTGAAAATCAACCCACCCTGCACCGGTATAACCTTGAAATTTGCCTGTGGTTGAATTAAAAATTATCATTCTTGCTTCCGGGGTGATTAAATTTCTGTCAGTCGTTGTAAAAGTCCCGACCATAAAAACACCATTTACTTTCAAAATTTGCTCATACATATCAGGGTCGAATATACCGTACATCATTACATTTGCCTTTTCTCCATTCTTACTCCCTCTATTTTGATTATCCAAAATATATATATCACTCTCACTCGTATGCCATTGTCCGGCATAAGAACCAATAAATATAGAGCTGTGTTGCGTATGTCTATAACCAGCAAAAGCTCCTACATATGTATTAAAACTTTTTGCGCTGCCTAAATATCCGGCATAAGCTCCAATGGCAACATTTTTAGCCCCAAGCGTATTGGTATATAAAGATCTTGTACCTACCGCTGTGTTATCATCTCCTGTCGTCACTGCGTTGCCTGATAGATAACCGACATATACACTATTTATAACATTATTAATTCCGGCATGAGATGACGATGTTCCTACAAATAAAGAAGAGGTGTCCTTTCTTACAAGCTGAAAATTGCCGTCATTGTATATATTCCCGATTTCATCTAACTGAAATACTTCAGTATCATCTAATTTTTTAAAAGTTATTAAGTGTCCGGTAGAAAGTCCGCTTTTTATATCTACCTTGTTACCTGTTCCGACTTTTATAAATGTATCGCCGTCAACGTCATTAATTTGATCTGCTTTTGCAAATTGAGAGGCTTTTATATATCCATCGGTCGGTGTTCCGGATTGATCTTCAATTGCTCGAATCCAAACGTCATCATTTAAGACCGTTATATTATTTTTTTGTTGACTTATCTTTTTGTTAGCCATAATAATCAATTTTCATAAATACAAATATCGCCGTTCTCATAAATACAAGTATTATTATCTTCATAGATAGCAATTGTATCAAGCGTGACGTCAGAACAGGTTTTAACAAGAACATAATAATTATCCGGTTCTGTAACTTTAACATAATAATCATTTGTTGTAACAGTTACATAATAATTATCCGGTTCGTTTATCTTTACATAATAACAATTCATTTATGTATAACTTACATCTTGATCGATTGTAACTTGACCGCACAAAACAGTATCAATAACGCCATTTGCGTCAATTGTTTCAGTATCATAAACATATGTTGTAACATCCCAATCGATTGTAAAGATATCAATTTCAAAAATCCAGTTTACGGCATCTAATATGGTTATTCCGGACCCGTTTGAAATATCCTTCGCAACGGTTTCTAATTCATTGCTTTTTCTGAATACCATTCTTACGGAAGATAAACTTGAATCCGGTTCCGATCCGTCTGATTTTGTTACTTGAAATTGAAATACCTTTCCGCCTTTTGCAAAAGAATCACCTTTTTTAAAATTAGGAAAATCATATTTTTTATCTGTTACTGTTTCTATAGCCATAATACAAAGTTAAGTTATTTTTTAAACAATTCAGGAAACATTTTATAAACTCTTAATATAGCTTTTACATGATAGTTTGCTATCTTCTCACGTCCGTAATTTGTCATTAATATTTGTCTGCATTCCCTTTCGGTATCCATGAAAAAATTTTCAGTTAAGACAGCCGGCATAATAGTCTTACTGATAATAGTGAAATTTGCCTCTTTATCAAGATCACCGTCTGAATAATCGGTCCTTAACTTTTCATCAGGGAATTCTTTTTTATATTCTTCTCCGAATACAGTTACAATTTTGTCGGACTTTGTTTCACCTTTTGATGTAAAAAATTCGCATCCTGTACCGCCGCCGGCATTCGCATGAACTGAAATTAAGAGATTATTCTTACCGAAAACATTTGCCATAACAACCCGATCAGTTAAAGACACATCTTCTAAGTTGTCAACTAAGACATGACAACTGATATTATGTAAATGTAAGATGTCTTTTATTCGTTTTACAATACTACGGTTAAATTCGTATTCAAATAATTGACTTCCGTCATTCCAAATCGGTGATCGTTTGCCTTTTGTTTCTTTTCCGTGTCCTGGATCTAAAATAATCATGCTGTTTTATTTTTGTGTTTCCTGTAAATATCTATTGAATGGTCGGCTATTTTTTGAGTTAATGATAGAGTCTCCTTTTTGAATTTTGCTCTTCTTTTACCATTCTCAATATCTGCCATATTTTCAATTTTTTCAATATAAATACCGATATTAAATATAACTTTTTCAGTGATATTTTTAAATATGTCTTTGTTTAGCATCACATAATTAATGTCTTTTGTTACCTTATTAATCTTGATCGTTAATTGATTTTTAAAGTATTCCGGATCGAATAAATCTAAGTCATAACCATATTTCTTTTTAATTATATCGCTTATACTTTCATTGATTTGGATAATATAGTCGCTTAAAATAACGCTTATCTCTGAATATTTACCAAATATTTTTGATGTATCTCTTTCTATTTGTTGACATATAGTATCTATCTCTTTTCGATGCCTTATAAATTCGTTTATTTCTTTTTGATCAACAACAAACTCCTTTATAATCTTGTTAATTTTATTTGATTTGAAATAAGACAATATTGAAGGTACCATTGCAACAAGTATAGCACCTATAATACCCATAGTTGTACTGTCAACTCTCATGATATAATTAAAAAATACGACTATAATTATTGCAATTATAAGAACAATTACAATATTTCTAATTTCTTCTCTTTTACCCATATAACCGAAATACTAATAATTAAAACTAATAATGTGACTAAATTTATCTTTTGTGCATAGAATAAAAAATACCCTACAATGTTACACACCCACCAAATAAAAAAAGCTAAATAATATTTTGATACTTCGAGCCACAATATTAAAAATAAAACAGCAAAACCAAAAAATGTACAAATATCAAGAACGATATTACATAGATATCTTTGATGGTCTTCAAAGATGTATATGTCAAATTTTAGATCCGAATCATAAAACAGTATATGAAACGAATCTAAAATGATAAAAAATATAAGTATTATTACTTGATATTTTTTCACTTTTCCTCTTTATCAGGTGGCGGCAAATCAGGGTCCGGTTCCGGAACTGTTCCACCAGACTCAGTTATATAATTTTCTAACTGCAAAATTCTACCTTCGTACCAATCAATTGATTTTTCACTCATTTTTACCGTTTTTAAGTTTATAATATATTGACATTCCTATATTAATCAAGCCTGATCCTAAGAACAAAATAACGTAAACAAGTTCGTATTTTATTGGTGAATCTTTGAATGAAACTAAGCCCATATAGATCCCGACTAAAATTAATATATATGATGTTATCCTTTTACTCCAAATTGACCATTTATTATCCATAGCTTTTATTTTTTTACCCAAGACCCGGATTCATATCCCCAAAATCCGACACTTGTAAAAGTTAAGTTTGTATCTGTTACATAAATAAAATAACCGTTTGACGGTGTTAAAGCACTGGCCTCTGCCGGCAAATCTGCCTGTAATAAAACCATAATTTCAATTTTTTAATTAATAACTTATCTTGCTACAATCTATTAAGGTATTTTAAATCCGATATTTTATAAATTTAAGTTTTTAATTAGGTATTTATCACTCCATTTTTATAACTGCTCCTGTAAGATCCTTCGGGCTGCCGTTTACCTCTACTGTAAACTGTACACCGTTATAAGTATCGCCCTTTATTACTGAAATATCATATATATTTTGAACTGCCATAATTTAAGGTGTTGAAATTTCTTGATTAATATAAGCCACAATATCGACTTGATAAAGCTCTCTCCCTATATCTTGAATATTTAATGTATATTCCGTACACTCTTCGGGTTTTGTTGATTCAGATGTAAAAACAGAGATATATTTATCGCTTGTCTCCCCGACTTCATTTATCTCAGACAATAAGGTTGCTAAATCATCGAAAGTAACAAAGATCCGATATTTATAAGCATCCTTTAATAAGTTCCAATTTACAATTTTTTTATCAATTGCTTCAATATCATTTTTAGTAAACTCTTTACTTTTTAGAACATCTAAATATAAATTCTGTTCTAAAGAATAAGAAGTCGCTGAGCTGTCATAAATTCTAAAATAATCAACCGGAGCTTTCTCAAGAATTATATTTCGGGTTCGTTTCCTTCCTATATCTTTAAAAAGTATATAGATATTCCAAAATTCATTTAGTTTCTTTTCTGCTTCAAACTCTACTATTTCAACATCAAAAGACTTGCTGCCCTCAGATATTTTAATCGTAGAAGCATATCTGATTTGCTGAAAATCTTGATATTCTGAATCTCTGATATCAAAATTTATAGTATAGGTATCAAAGACAATACTCTGAATAGTTATCTGCTCCTGATCCCAATTAGTATAGATAGGGATTTCCTCATCTCTATTGGGCCTTAGAAAGCCTTCAACGGTCTTTGTTCCCTTAAATGGACTATTATAAGGGAAAAAATTATTATTTTCATAAAAGCCTTGATAAAAGATAGTTAACATTATATTACAACTTTATCTTTTTGAACAAATAAATTAAATATGATATAATCAACATTTGATATACCGCCTGTATCCGGTTCACCGTCAAGAAGGATCTTAAAGCCTTCACCAACAGACCCGGCAATTTCATTCTCTCCGCTTGTAAAATAATCGTTAAAGTCATGCTGCTCCAAACTGAATGTCTCTCCATCTCCCCAAATATCAGTAACAGCCGGGTTGTAACTTCTATCATCACCACCTGTCCTAAGATGATCAACAATCTGATTTCCGGTAGCTCCCGAGTCAATTCCGATGTCTTCCAATATTGTTTCTGTAACAAGCTTTGTAGTGGCATCAGCAGCCATTTTTTTAAGGATTATTCTAATATCCGGATTTACTCCCTGACTCCTTAAAGTACAAGAATATCCTAATATTGTGAAATTATTTCCGAGGCCGCTTTCACATCCGCAGACAATAATATCATAATCAATAGCGGTTATGCTACCACCAATTAAAATATTTGTAACCTCAAGCCAATTTTTTTGAGTCCTATATGTTCCGGTTGCATTAATAGTAATATTTTCTGTATCGGCTGCTGTTAAGACTCCTGTTCCCGGATCTTTTGATGTTCCTGTAATTACAATATCATCATTCCCGGTCAAAGAATTAATTATTAATCCGACATGCCATCCGCTAACTGCAAAATCAGTAGTATATCCACTAGTTTGACCCGAGACAACTGTTCTCTCTTCTCCTATTAAAACCAAGTCTGTATCCGTTATCCCGGATAAAGGCATATTAAAGGAAACAACGACAATATCTTTTTTATCCTCAATATATTCAGTTAAAGTTGACACAATTATATAAGCGTTCTCATCTGTATAGAAAGTGCCTAATTTTCGCCAACTTGCCCCAAGACCCGTACTTGTCGTACTTACCGAAATACCTATACTATCACCGCTTAAGCTTGTAGCATAAATATAATATTTTGAGCTTGCACTTCCCAAACCGGTTGGATAATTTAATGTATTAGTACCGGCCTGAACCAAATTATAATCATCTTGAGCATCTCTACAAAAAAGAGATCGAACACTTATAGATGTCGTTGTTAGTGTAATTTGTGGTTCGTTAATATAATCATTGGGCATTGGCCTTCCGTGAACACCATAGGTAATTATATCCTCTAATTGGTGAAAATTATTCGTTATTATAGTCGCAGAAGATCCGGTATAAAACATTCCGATCTGAAATTCATTCGTCCATCCCCCGGGACAATTTGCACATGTAGGGCTATTATCAATAAATATATCAAGATCATCTGTTGCGGTTTCTTTAATTAAAAAAACAAAGTTATTGTCATTATCAATTAAAGGTGAAGTTGCACAACCGCCGTTTCCTGTTCCCTTTGCAAATGTTCCGCTTAATAATTTTGTTATTCCGGCAAAATGTTCATTATAATATCGTCCTTCGGCTACAACTATCTGAGTAGATGAGAGAGTAAATCCGAACCCGTGTTTGGCCAATTTTGGATAAGGGAAGTCAATAGCAGAAATCAATTTATTCTCTACTGTTCCGGATCCGTTTCGCCATATTATACTTTCATCAAGAGTAAAGTCAGCTGTTTTAACTAAAGAGGTTAACGCCTCAATCTCTGTCTGCGTTTTATATCCCTTCCCTGAGATATAAGTTATTAATTCAGTAGCGAGAGAATATTCAAAAGAATTAGTCGTACTCCCTTCTCTTAAGAATTTCGTTGTATCTGAGACTGCCAAACCTGACATGTCAGAAAATTGTTTATATCCCATTTTAATTTAAATTATTGGTTCAACTAAATCATCACCCACATTATCTCTTAATGTATCCAGCTCATCATCAACTAAAAATGTATAAGGTGCTATCGCCTCAATATCTCTTACATCAAGTAAAGAGACAGAATAAAAGTCAGCTCCAGATCCGGCAATTATCCTATAATATCCAACATCTAAAGTACTAATCGTATGCTGTTCAAAATATAGGGTTTTCTTATAAGTATTACTTAAAGCAATAGGAGTATCCCAAGTATATTGCATCGTATCACTATCAAAAATAAGTTTTTGAAGATAGAAAGTATATGACTGTAATTCACCCGGAAAACTAAATGAGATCATCTGATCATCCGGCATAATAATATTCCCATGAAAATAATTTCCCCTCTTGGCAATTACTTTCTCGAAATCCATATATCCTGAACTAATAAACTGCATCTGTTTTGGCTTTAATTATATCAAAATTACTAATGTTATTCTCAGTCAATACTTGTCTTTTCCTCTCAAATATACAATATTTTTCCAATCCTAATAATAAATATTTCTCATAAATTGTTTTATCAAAAATTCCCTCATCTAAAGGGAGAGTCGATTCAATCTCTTTTGAAAAATCGGTATAAAATTCTAATAATCCGTAATCTTCTAAATATCCTTTTGAATAGGACATCGGAACCCTATAATTTTTTATTGTATTGGCAAGTGCCAGGTTCCCATTTTTTATATTTTGGCCCGATATAATTCCTTCTGCTACGACAGGAGTTCGCGTCAAAGTTTCTACTTTAATATTAAATATAAAGCCTCGAACGCCACTATTATTAGGATCATTTACGTGTACGGTCATAGTCGGAGTAATACTTGATGCTTGTCCGTTTCCGATAGTAGAATTACTTGACATCCCGGCTGTTAAATTCCACTCTAAATTTCCACACCTTATTGTTACATCGCCCTCATAGATAACATATCCAAAAGAAACCCGGATATTCTGATCAATATCACAATATATCCCGTTACTAACAAGATCAAAGCCGATATAAGAGGATCTATCCAACAATTCACTATCCCAAGAAATAAACTTACCATTCATTGTACGTAAGATCGCCTCTGTTCCGACCTGTAAATTATAGTATTGGAATTGCTCAAAGATCTGATCTTGCCATACTTCATTTGTATTTATAATTATAAAATTATCAGCTGATTCATCGGTTAACTCTACATCTGTAATTATACCTTCATTTCGGACCCGTTCTGAATCTTCATAATTATAGAAACTTACTGTTTGGTTTCTGAAATCAAGCCTTGAAGATCCCGAATTGAAAACTTCTTTTTTATAGTTCTGTAGAATTTCAGGCTCATTATTTTTATACCAATTTCTTGATTTAAAATTCTCAATATCTAAAAGCTGAACTATTTTCCAATTCATATATTCTATACCGGCATCTGTTCCGTCATAATGAAAATACATTCCGAACTTATCTTGGAAAAATTCAATAAATGTTCTGATATCAAAACGGTCAAAATTTTTCCCTTCTACATTTAAATTTTTCATGCTACTGATATAAAGATCATCAGTATATGACATATTAAAATCTTCTAAATAAACAGCATCATCGATTAATGCTTTTACAAGATCCTTTACCTCATAGAAATATCTTGATTTCTGTAAGTCCGTTGAATAACCTTGATATTCAGAAGTCATATAAGCACTCGCAGCATCACTCTCATCCCGGATAAAATAATTCTGATCACCCCTGAACCATTTTTCCTCTGATCCATCTAATCTTCTTACATATTTATGATAAGTCAGTCCGTTGATCTCTTGAGTAATCCCGACACTATTCCAATCTGAGGGAACAGTTTCAATTTCCGGAAAATATCTGTATTCTCTTTTCCAAATTGTCCTACATTCTTTAAACTTTTGCCCGGCTCCCTTATCAGTGTACTTTATCCATGAAGGGATATAATAATCATCTTTATAGGCTGTACCAACACAAATATCCTCAAGCTTAAGGTCATCACCGCCTGTATTCCACTTAAGAATATTTTCAATTTGAATCTCCGCATCTTCCGTAATGTCTTGTATCTCTTCGCCCCATAGAGACCCATACTGATATGAACTGGCATCAACGAAACTCCTTTTAGGATCAAAAGGAAGTTCTGAGATTAATTTTTTAAGCTCTATCTGAGGTATATGAGAAGAGTCTTGACTTGTTATCCGAACACCATCTAATAATAAAGAGTATTCATCAAAGATATACAAGTTCATTTTAACGGTCTTGGTCAAAAAATTAGGCTGTATGAAGTTTATTCTACAAAAATGATGTTCTCCCTCTATGATAATACTTCCGTCCTGTGACGAGCTGAAATAGTCCTTTAACGAGTCAAAGTCATCCTTATTTTTTAAGATCATATTTCCTTCTGCAAAAGTTCTTACAATTCGGAAATATCTTTCATGCCTACGAGTACCGATAAAAAAGTTATCCTCGAAATATAATTTTTGGATATTATATTCGGGGCCCGTTCCGGTCTCTGCATTATGTAGGTATAGAGTTAAAGTGATCATTAAAAATATGTTTTTTCTCCTGTTAGTTTTCCGTCTTTAACTATATGAAGGACATTATCTATCATCACAACTTGCTTAGCGTTCTTAAGGATCTTATTTTGTTGCTTCATTAATCCTACCATCTCGTTTCCACCAAATCCTTTGTTAGCCATATTCCACATTAATTTTGCCTGTTGCTTTGGATTAAGAATAATTTCGTTTCTGTCAACCATAGCAAAATGACTATCTTCTGCCCCGGTATTCGGAACAAGACCACCGGATCCGGAAAAGTCGGCCGGCTTTCCTTCCTTAAACTTAGGTACAATTGCATTCATTAAAGCATATGTGGCTGCCCCTACAACAGGAGCGATAGCAAGGCCCTTAATACCGAACTTTTTAAAAGCGTCTTTAGCTACATGAGCAACAGCCTCTCCGATTAATGCAGATATGACTTTCAAGGTTACACTTCTTAAAGTTCTTAAAAAGCTTTCTGCGCTTGCTTCTCCACTTTCAAAGGTCTGAACGATTATATCACCCAAGCTCTCCCAAATCATAGTGGCAATCTTGGCTTGATCAAACATCTTATCAAAAGATTCAGCCATTTCAATATTCATCTCTTCATTAGTGTCTTTAACATCTTCCATCTCAGCAGTTAACCTTCTCAGATTTTCTATCTGCTTGTCAATGACTTCTCTTTCAAGATCTGTTATCTCGGTTGAATTGTCTCTTATGAACTGGAGTCTTTGGATCTCCATATTCCGTTCAATACGATTCCTTTCAGCTTGACTCATTTGAACTGTTTCAAGCCTTAATGCCTCAAGTTGCTGTATAAGTTCAAACTCTTTAAGTGCCCTTTTATATGCTGTATCTTCTTTATCACCTTCACCGGTTCCTTCCTCTTCACCATCTCCCGGAAGAAAAGGCAATGTTGGTTTCTCTTTATATTTTTCTAATTGAACGAATATACTGTTTATTCTTCTCTGATATTCTACAAGATCTTCTGTTTTTTTAAATTGAGCATTAGCATCCTTAAGAACTTGTACAAAATTATCTTTATCTTTTGGAGTTAATTTCTCAAACTGCTGCTGTAATGCCTCAACTCTTAAGCGAACTTTAGAGATCATTTCTGTTCGATCACCTGAATGCAATAAGCCCATCCATTCAAGAGCTTCTTTTAATCCGTTAATTAAGATAGAATTATACTTGATCATAGCTCTTAACGGGCTGATAAGATTTCTCAAAGTACCTCCGACCTTTTGCCACCCTTCATTTAATTCTCCGGTTTTAGGTGAAAGCTCATCAATAATTTCAAGGAGAGTATTAAACTGTAATACTAATTCAGTAGCAGTATCTACAATATTCTTTAAAAATCCGTTTAATCCGGCCCCTTCGCCAAGCCTTAACATAAGACCTTCAACAGCAGATTTTAATTTTGTGATACTTCCTTCTAAATTATCTGTATTTGTAGCAGCTTGCTCATAGGCGGTATTTGTATCTGAGATCTCATCTGCAAATTCCTTGAACTTATCTTTAGTCTCAAGCATTACTTTACCGGCTGTAATACTCCTTGTACCGAAAATATCAATTTCTCTCTCTGCTCTTTTAGAGGGGTCAACTATACCGTCAAGCTCATCTTGTACTTCGTGTAATGCTTCTTGAAGGTCAAACATACCGGTACTGAAACCAAAACCGGCTTTCTGTAACCTTAATAAGACTTGATTCATATGAAGTCCGGCTGAACTCGGCTCGGATATTGCCGGGGCAAGCTGCTCTATTACGGAAACCATTTCAGCGAAAGTAAGATTGGCATCCGTAGCCACTTTCCCGGTTTTCTCTATTGCGGCATTTAGATAAGGAATGTCACCGGCTCCTTTTTGAGATCCGGCAGCAAGGATATTAATAAATTCACTCGCTTTATCGGCACTCTCTCCAGTTTGATTTAATGATAGTGTTAAGGCTTTGGCTGCTTGAGGGACATCGATCTGAGCTGCTTCTGCAAGTGTTATAGCCTCTCTTGTTACAGCCGCAAGACCCTCTTTCATTTCAAGAAGTTGCGGCATCTGAGACCCTACAAGCTTAAAGGCATCTGCAACCTGTGTAGCAGATTGGGTTGTAACCTCTCCGAACTCTATTGCTTTATCTTTATAAAAGTCAAGAGCTTTCCCGGTAGCACCCGTCAAGGAACTTAAAGTCGAGATCGATTTCTCGAACTGCATATTAACCTTGATCATTTCCTTAACGGCCTTCGCTGCTCCTATACCAACAGCAGAAAAGATCGCTGCCTTTGAAATAGACCTACCCAAAGTTTGGAATATACTTTGGGTTTTTAAAGCATCGGCCCTTAACTGGGTATTGTCAATACCCGTTTGCCAAAGAAGTCGTTTAAATACTGCCATATTATACGTTCATTAGAAAGTTCAACGTTTTTCTCTGATCTTCTTTCTCCTGTTCTTCCTTAGTTTCTAACTTTTCGGCAGTCAGACTTATATATTGAAGTAATAACGAATCATAAGGGATCTCATACATAATCTCCCTGTATGTATACCTATCTTTCAACCTCGCAATTAACTCAAATACATTTACGAGCCTATTAACTACTCGCTTTTTTTCAGGCTCGTCTTGTTGCGAGTCAAGACGATAGTACTCGTAAAAGCCTGTAGATCTATCATAGCCAACATATCGACTACAATAGCAAACATATCTTGATTAGATAGGTTTTTTAATAAGAATTTTTTGTCATTAGTCTTTAGAAGGATACAGATTACTTCTAAAATATCCTCGGTATGTTCGGCAACTAATTCAATATTTTTCTTAATTGTTTCGTTGTCTTTATTCTCAAGGTCAAATACCGGAATTCTACTCAATATTTTAGCTATTCTGATATTTTGTTCAAGATTGGTATGCCTTCTGACTACATACTCCCGAAATTCCTTCTTTAAGATCCTTTGTAATAAAGTCGGATTTTCAATAGTTATCGTAATGATAATTTGCTCATCGGCTGCCAATCCTAATAATTTTTGCTCAAAAGCCTCGTCATTTCTCAAGGCCTTCTCTTTTGACTCTTTATTCATTATTAAAGTTTTTATTTAAAATTAAAATTAAGGGTATCAATCGTAAGATACCCTTGATTTTATAATGTAAATGCTACGTCATTTTTCAATGGAAGTCCTGCCCTGTGTTTAGTATCAGATGCTGTATCTGCCTTAACTCTTATCTGAGCATCACCGATCGGAATAGCTCCTGTGAAACCTGTTTGCGGCTTTGCCGTACAAGTCGTCCATGTGCTACCGCCATCATCTGAATATTCATAGTCAGCATAAGCATCCCAATTTTGAAGATAGTCCCAATCCATAGAATCAGCAGTATCATCAATTACAGCGTTAACCGGAGCTGCCGGAACTTTTTCAATATAACGATCAGGTTTCTTAATTCCGCTTGCATCTTTAGGTTTATAAAGTGTAGCGGTAAACATAATCTTATCACCGTCATCCTCTGCTTGGGTTCCTTCTCTCATTCCTTTAAGAGATACTTTCGGATATTTAATGACCGTATGTAGCTCAGAATCTTCATCTGCTCTACTGATATAAGCCATCGCATAAAAATTGCCTCTAAACGCTTCAATAGGAGCGCTCCAAGTTCCTTCTGTATCAACCGCACCACCCATAGCTAACTTAAGATTGTCAACATCGAAATTCCAAGTATTAAACTTGAAACGCTTCGTGCCTTCCTCACCTAATAAATCAGCAAAGGTTTCGCCTGTTTCTTGTGATTTTAATATTGTTTCCGTGTCCTCGTCATCATCTCGGGCCAAACTTCCGGGTACGATATCACCTACATAGAGGGTCATATCTGCAATTTCCGGGGGGAGTCCTGTCGCCAAGACATCTGCGTAATATACACCCGGGGAAATTAAACCAATATTTGAAGTTTTCTTTTTTGCCATCGTTATTGTTTTTTAACGTCAATACGAAAATTATAGAAAGATTTTTGATTTTGCTTACGTTGGTCGAAGACCGTTTCGTTAACAATATCATAATATAAGCCTTTTGTATGGTATTCTTTATTATTCTCAAGAAGTGTCCTAATGATATTTGCTATAACCTTTAATCTTGAATGATTAATTGTTCCGTCAGTAATAGAAGGGAGTTCAATATTAATATTATAAAGACCGGGTTGAAATTCTTGATATTTTTTATGATTTAAGAAATTACCGATAATAATTACATCTTCAAGATCTTCTCTGTTCATAGGAGCTTTATTTTTAAATAAACCACCTGAAATCTCGTCTGTAAGAGTCGTACTATTAAGAATAGTATAAAATATATCAACGACATCTAAAAGTCCGCTATTCGACATATTTCAGTAATTTTTCAAGATCATTTTTAACTTCACTCTCAGTCGGAGCAAAAGCAGTCAGGACATTATATCCTTTACTTTCTACCGCAAGAGCATATTCCATTCCGGCTGTTACTACGAGTATAAGGCCTTTCATCGGGCTTTCCGATATAGCCATTTCGGCAAGTTCCTTCCCTGTAGCAACCCCTTCACCGTTCTGATCACCGGCAGAAGACTCTTCATAAAATTCATCAACTACTCGGTTATCATCAAATATCGTGTATCCTATAGAGCTGCGTAAATTCCCGGTATGGTCTGAATAACTCCCCCCGTCACGTGCATTTTTAACGAATTCCTGACCAATAAAATGAAGACCTTGAATAAGTTGTAATTTACTCGCTTTAATCCGAATATCAATCGGAATTTGAATATCGAGGGCAGTCCATTTCTGCCTTAATCCGGTTATTTTAGACATAAATCTCAGTATGCATTTGCAAGTCTTGTCTTGATAGGATCTTAAATCGTTTAGAATTATATATAATTGAGTCTTCGATATTAAAATCAGGGAGCTTATCTCGTTGTACTTTATCCTTTATAACAATAAGATAAGTATATACGATTTGACTTCCGGATTCATTTATTATATAACTCGCTCGATTCTCTTGAACACTACATTTAATCCCGGATACAGTACTGCTCGATTCAGAGCTTTCCCCGTTAGAGGACGTTACTGTAACACTTTTATAGGTGATTGTATCCGGGCTCAATGTTACCATTTATCTAAACAGTTTTAATATTAGATGCTTCAACGGAAGCGGCCCAAAAGCAAGGCATTTTGGTTAATTCTAAAACTGCTTTGTCAGAGATAGCCACGTCGGGCGTATCGCCTGTTTCCCAAACAACGGTCTCCGCAACAACGGCAAGATCCGCAGACCCAACCGCACCGGCATTAGTACTGTAAACTACCTCGTTAAGAGTTAGTGTTACGGCACTATCAACAGTTAATGAATCATAAGCATCATTCGTGGTATCAATAGCAGTGATAGATACTCCGGTTGCACCGTCATATAAATCATCACCTACTCCAAATGAATGATTCTTATACATTTTAATAGTTGTTCCGGCGGTTACTGCCTCATATACTTTACCTGACTTATAAATCGTTTCGGATCCGGAAGTCAGTAACATAAGAGTACCACGTTGGATATTATTCTGAACAGGCAAGGTATAAGTCGCAGAGGCCAAAGTTAATGATCTCGGAGGACTTTTCTCAATTATCGGATTAGGATAATTTTTATAAGTTGTTTTTGCCATTTTACAAAAATTTTTATCGTTTATATTCTATTTATGAAATATATCTTATTTAGGTTTAACAACCTCGATATATTCCTCAGTAACGATTTTATAAGTGCCGGCTTTATGACCTTTAAGAGCTTTAACGACTTGATCTTTTGTCGAAAACTCATTTGCTTTACGCTCTGAACCGGAAAGCCCTTCAATTTTTGGTCTGATAACCAATTCAACTGCTTTTCCGTCTTTGTCAAGCACTTTAAAAACCTTCTTAAATTTAATTTTTAATTCGCTCATAATATACTTGTAAATCGAATTTCGGGTCGCGTATCTATCTTTTCGATTTGGATATTGTTTTTATCAAAAATAGCGTTCATAAGATCTCTCAAATGTTCTCTATCGATTTCGATTTTCAATTTTCCTTCCCAAAAATTAGGATGCGCTAAAATTGCTTTGTAAACATAAGCAGACGCCAATTCAATAGAATCTTTCTGACTTTGATCATAAGATTCATCTTTATCAATTCCCTGATCCAACAAAGTCTTCTCACAAAGATTCGTTACTTCAAGTCCTACTAACGCCTGTAATGCTTCTAAATTAGTCATAATACATTAGGTTACGGGGTTGTATCCAATAGCAATACATGAGCCGATTTGTCCCATACAGGGAACATAATTCCCTTACCGAGTGTAATAACAGCCGGGGGATTAAGCTCAGAATATTGTTGAACACAAATTCCGTTTATCATATTAACAATTGCCGGAGTCAATTTCCTGTTTTGGCTCTCTAAGGGCTCAACCCAAAGCTTACGTCCTTCATTTCTGAAACCGAACTGAACAATTCCCTCTGCCCAAGCTGCACGTGTATTACTAAACGAACCGTCTGAACTTACATAGGAGATGTCATCTCTGACAATTTCCAAAGGTGGGAAGTCTTTTTGCTCAAAGAATAGACTCATTTCAGCTACTGAAATAAATCCGGATTGGATACCGCCTTTTGTTACTTTAACACCAAATGTAGTAAGTACCTCAGTAGTGGCAACCATTTGATTAAATGTAGCTTTTGTCATTCTAATAACATCAGGATAGATCCCTTTTCCTTCTAAAGTTTCAAGCTGAGTCCTAATATCTTGTAGGGGGGTTGCCGTAGCTGCCGTTGCCCATGATGTAGAGACATCAACCTCTTGCCAAGATTCGAGATCGTAGTCAACGAATTCTCTTACAATACCACCGTGATTATTGGTAGCACTATAAGTGACTTTACCGGTAGAAAGTTGCTGCATAGCGATAAAATCCATTCTCGTTCTTACAGCATTATAAGCATTTAAGGTATCATTGAATATTTCATCAAGGATAATATCACGATAAACAGGATTGTTTAGGTGTAACATGAGCTTTTCATCAAGATCATAACTGATCTCAATCGGTCGGATCTCTCCCGGTACTTTGACAATATCATCTCTCTTTACTCTCTTTGCCTCTGTACCGTAGGATTGAACGGTTGCAGCAATGTTCGTCACCGTTGCGTTAACAGCTTCCCATTTTAGCTCTGCCGTTCTTTTGGCCGTAAATTTTGACTCATGGAAATATGCACCCGCTTTCTCCCTTATGACCGAAGCGACTCTTTCACCTTTCTTCTGATCAAAATAATTCAACATTAATTTTTCCATGTTAATTTTCTTTTTAATTAAAATTACTTATCAGTATTCTTATCTTCAAGACCTTGCCCGAAGTCAGAAAGTGACTTTTCAAATTCTGTATCTGTAAGCTCAACAGTCCCTGATCCTTCCGGCGGTTTCTGATCAACCGTCTTCATATACTCTTTATGGGCCTCTTGAATTTTAGTAATTTGATCATTTATACTTTCCTCGGTAGAATCTTTTGACACGATAACAAGACCTCGAAGTTGCTCAGGAAGGATATTTGCTTTTTCAGTAGCAAATTTCTTAAGATCTTCCGTTTTCATAGTATTAGAAAACTTGTCAATCTTTTCTTGGATAGGTTTTAGTGTTGCCTCAATCAATTTCTGAATTCCTTCTAATTGATTTTTTTCTTCCGGAGCTGTCTTGTCAAGAATAGCTTTTTGTTGTTTTTCAAGTTCTTCTTTACTTTTGAGATCATAATCCCATTTATTACGAAGTTCTCCAACGATGCTATTGTGTTGATTCATTAAGTCCGCATCTGACTTTAACAACTCACTTAAGCTTTTTGGTTTCGATATAAGGTTTTCACCTTCCAATCTGGTTATCTCAGCCAATACTTTTGTTTTGTGTTCTCCGTCAGGGAGTGTTTCAGCTAACTTTTTTAATTCTTCAAGCATGATTTTAAAAATTTAATAGTTATACAATGTTACGAAATTTATTTGAATTTTACTGTCTTTGGCCTCAAATTTTTATTCTCCGAGGACTTTATATATTTTTTAGTATAAGACCCTATCCTGAGACTTTCTTCTTTATAACAGGCTCAAAATACTTTTTATTCTCATCTACGAACCAAGGCTTTTTTTCTGAAAACTTCTTTGCTCTTTTCTCTACATAGTTTTGGGCTCTTTTCGGGATCCTTTCCACCCTGGCAATTTTAACCGGTTTATTAGCGATTAATTTGGCAGCTTGGTCTTTAGTAGCCATAACCGGAACAGAATAGCAGATGCAATTAGGATGCCACCCCATAAAATTAAAATCCTTCGGGTATGTTCCTTGCATATCATCACAAATATCGAAAAACGGATGAGAGGCAGATAATTTAACCTCAATTCCTATAACGAAAGGGAGTCTTTGTCGAATATCATTATCTTGAGCCCTATATGCTCGGTTTATCTCTGTCCTTGCTAAACGATAAGCATTTTTCTTTGAGCTTTTATAGATCCCTCTGCCCGGTTTATAGTTTAAAATCTCCTTTTCGAGCTTCCGATATGCTCTCTCTCCACCGGATCTTACAAAGCCCTGTCTCCGTAGTTCATTTATATCCATTCTTTCAGGCTGATTTAAAAGCCTTGTTAATTGGATCTTGATATCATTAGCCGATTTCCCTTCTAAAAGACCGGATTTCAGAACATAGTTAAGATTCTTATAAAACCCCTTTGTAATATTCCAAACCCTACCTGAGACTATTTTCACAACCGGGGAATTAGGCCGACCCAACCATTCCTGAACAAGACCGGTTTTGACTTCCAATCCCCGAATATAGGAATTAATCTGATCTAAATTTTTACGCTGACTTAATGAAATGGCCTTCTCATTATAGGAAGAAAGTATCGAGTTATAGGTATTTGTAAACTGCTTCCGGATCCTTACAACTTCTTTTCTTAAAGCTCTGTTAATTTCAGGGTCATGAATAGGATTTGCATACATAGTCTGTGTCAAGCTCCTTATCATATCAAGAAAGGCAGAATTAATCTGATTGATAGATCCGCTTTGAATCCTTCTTAAGAGTCGTTCGTAATTTAGATTAATTTCATTCGGCATTATTCAATCTCTTTTCTTGCAGTTGTACTGTGGATTACTAATGTTTTAAAGGTTTTTTTGATATATTTTTCAGCTTTCTCAATTGCTTCTTTATAATCTTTTGCCCGAACAATATTATTCATAGGCAATAGATTCATTCCTTTAAATCGGGTCGTTGTTATAAATAATTTATTTTCCATAATTTAATGATCAAAAGTTTCTATTCTTTTCGGTAAATTATTCCGGATCTTAATCGGTTTTATAATCTGATTCTTATCTCTATTTTTAATTAAAATCTTTCTCTTGTTGTAGATACCATTAGATTAATTTATTTATTGAACTTTTAAAGCTGTATTTTTTAATCCGATCATTTTCTATGTCATCCAATATCTTTTCTATTCTCTCAGCATGAGATTTAAAGTCAATTATTTGCTCTTGCTTACCATTAAAAAAGCTACTAGCATCAAAAGGTTGATCTTGTTTAGGAACGAACCCACCTTTTTTAAACTCATATTTACTCTCCATGTTTTTTAATTTAAATTAATTTTGCCTGTCTATAAAGATCAATCGAAGGATTTTTACGCCTTAAAAACCTTTTAAACCAAGTGTTATAATCTTCCTTACGGTCAAAGATCTCTTTTCTTCGCTTAACAGATACAAATACCGGTTGTAGATCTCGATTAAAAGTAAGAGTATTAATCCAAACCCGGCCCGTAAAAAGAATTCTTAGGCGTTCCCACGGGCTCATTTTCCAAGACGTTATAACATTCCCCTCTCTGTTTTCATACTTTAAAGCCGGGAGATCATTATATTGGTTTTGCTGTTCAGCAAAGATTACATTACATTCTTTGAATTTTACCGGTTTCATTTCTTTTCAATTTTATCGATTTCTGCCTCTCCTTTTTTGATTTCTTTTTCAAGCTCATTAACTGTTTTAGCAGCAGCATTAATCCTTGCTTTAATCCGAGCAGCTTCCTCTTTATTGAACTTAATTAATTTGGTCGGAATTATACCGAAATGAGTATTGGGATCCCAAGAGCTTTGAAGCTGTCCGTTATAGTCCTTTAAAGGCTGAACGAAAATACTTGTTTCTTCTCCGTTAATCTCTACTTTAAATCGAAAGATCTTAGTGCCGGGAGACAGTTCAATAAATTTAGGATCTTTATAATCGAACTTGATGTCTTTCAAACCTTTAGTCATATTTTCAATTAAGAGCTTTTCTTTTTGCCAAGCAAGATTTAAATGCTTTGTAATCCCTTTAGTAAATCCGTTTGCTTTTAACTCCTTGAGGAAGTCATTAAGAGCTTTCTCAGCTCTTTTCATGTTGTTAGCAGCTAATTTTTTCATTGTCTGTATCTTATAGTTAAAAAATAATGATTATTCTTTTTAGTTAAAATGATGCTGCCATTCTCTCTTAAGATAACGAGCTGACAGACTTTATATTTTTTAAGATCTTTTATATTATAAATCCGGATCATCGGGTTCAATAATTAATGATGCTGCCCCGGCTTGATCCTTCTCAATATTCTCTAATTCAATAGTTGTATTCTCAACATATGGATTATTCTCAACAGCTGTCTCCTTTGACATTATTCCGGCTGTATATCCTGTTACAAGGCTGCTTATCTTCTCTGATTTATTCTCCGGGATAGGTGCTTTAAATTCTACCATTATATCAAGATCCTTATATCTTTCATCAGCCTCAATTTTTGATAATAGGTCTTTATGAACATTTATCCTAGATATTAAGCTGTTAAATATGTCTTGGTTTTCTTCGGCTTGGGCAATAGCATCTGTAAAAAGAAGTTCGAGAGCTACACCGCTCGGGGCTGTTATCCCTTTAAGACTCTCCAAAGAAAGATCCGGAGTATTAGTAATATATAGAGCATCTTTTTTTAAATTAGATCTTTCGTCAATAGCACTCTCAGGCTTTTGAGACCAAGTAAGGAATTCGGCATCAGGCCTTTTCTCTTTTCCACCGTCTCCGTAATAGAGATCTAAATGAAGAACATTCGGGGTGTTTTTATAAGGTTTTGACTTATCGGTTCCTTGTCCGCTTTCTCCTGTCCTTGACTCATTAGTTACCGGAAAGCCGATTAATTTAAGATAGGGAAATGAGAAATAATCATTTACATCCGCGTGGTTAGAAACGATTAAGTTATATCTGTCAAGCATATCAATTACTTGGTATGCCGGTGGCTCATCTTCCTTATAATAGATAATAGGCATAATATCATATTCGAGTAGTTTCTTTTCTGTTTTTGTTCCGTCATCATTTTCTACTTCAATAAGGATCTCTTTAATTTCAGAATCATAAGCCCTGAATCGCCTCATATAAGTTTTAAGATAAATATCATAGTAATATACGACTGTTACCTCTCCATTTTCCGGATTAATCTCATTAACCATATATCGCCTTGTAAAAGCATCCATTCGGCCCTGTTCATCATAATAAGGGAATAAGTCATTATTATCTGTAGATAAAAATTGATAATTTACTTCTCCACCAGATATATAAAGGATTTCTGCACTTTGTCCGTATCCGAGAGTTTCTCTCCCGATCATTCGATTTATCTTCCCGGTATTGGCATCTTTATAGCTCTGTTTGAATTTATCAAATAACGGCTGTAGTTCATTACTTGGATTATTTAATATTAGTTCCGGATCCTTTCCAAAGAGAAAATAACTTGCAGTGTTTGTTATCTTCCGGTATAGATTAACAACGATTTTATTTATTTCTCCGCTTTTAGCCGGGTTTGGCTTATAGACTCTGTTTTTTATTTCTTGTTTCCCTTTATAATTATTCTTATAGGTATCAAGCATTTCATCTTTATAAGACGTTAATAATTTTATTCTTTTATCTATAGGTATAGATTCGCTGTTAATAATATCTTCTGCTTTCATATTTCAATATTTTCATAATCCAATATCTGATAAATTCTCTACTCTTGGGCGATCACTTCCTTTTTGGATAAGATAGTGATCTATTAAAAAATAACTAATTAGATCTACATATTCATCATGCTCATCATTCGGGAATAAAACCAATTGATCAATAAAATGTTCCGTCCAATATCCGTCTACTAAATAAACAAAGCCGGCCTCACAATACGGAAGTACGGCATTCGCTCTCGTCATTTTACTCTCATTGGCCCAATCTGAGCTTATTTCAATAGCAACATATTCCTTCTTTTTTAAGTGTTGCTTTAACGATTTCCCACTAGCTTTTGGTTCGATAAAGATACGACAATTTTTTGGAAGTGACTGAGAATTAAAAAGAGCGTCAAAATATTTTATTAATTCCGGGAGTTCGAGCCATTTGCTTATTGCAAACTTAATATAGATATTCTCTTTATATTTAGCTGCAATCATTATTCCGGTCGGATCGTTCTCGGTCTTTTCTGTATAAGCGCCATCTACATATATTTTCCATTCCAAGTTTTTAGGAAGATCTGCTTTTGTAGCTTTCTTGAAATACTCTCTCCTGAATTTACCGCCTTCCTCTTGTTTCGGATCTTGCATATACTGAGAATAGAAGATCATTTTTGTAAACGGCGAAGTCTTTAATTGATTTATTTTCTCAAGACTTAATTTCTTGGGCCAAAGTGGCTTTCCGTTTTTTAATACCGGCATTACAATATTCTTTACTTTATCCGGCTGATCAGCATAATGTTGTAGTAAGACCTTTGTAGCATCATTATGACCGGCTCTCTGCTGTATATTTACAATTGGTGTTTCTTCATTGTTTTTACGCGATAGGATAGTCGTAAATATCGTGCTTAAGGTTTTCTTATTCTTCTTAAGATCGTCTTTCACATCCTCGATTTTGTTTATATCATCGAGAATTATTGCCCCTTCAAATAACTCTATATAATCAACGAGATCCTTATCGACTAATCGACCGGCCCCGAACCCTGTTATCTGACCGAAAATAGTTGCTGTCTTAAGGCCGCCACCTTCATTTGTTTTCCAAAGATTCTTCCCCGACTGATCTCTTCGGATCTTAACTCCGTATAATCTAAAATAAAGAGGGTGCTGTATAATGTCCCGGATCCGGATTGAAGTTTCAGATCTTAACTCATCCGAGGCAGTAATATAAAGAAAGTTTGCTTTTGCATTTTTGGCTAATGACCAAGCCGGCCAATTTATCCCGACTAATTCTGTTTTTGAATGCCTGGGGGGAATATTTATATTAAGAAATTCATATTTATACTGACTTGCTTCCTCAAGAGAATAACAAATGTCTTTATGATGCCAATTTACTATAAATCTATTATCTCGTAAGACTTTAAACCAAAAGCGAGTAAAGGTAAGGAGCGATTGTAAGGTGAGGACTTTTATAACCGCTATCTGTTCATCCGTTAATGTCTGCCAATCAAATTTGCTCATCAAACATCTTTTTAATTTCTTGTACGGTTTCCTCATCTACCTGAACATGGGTATTTAAGGATGTTATATCTGTTTTTTGAATCGGCCTTCCTATTGTATGCTCAACTATCTCTTTTATCCTATTCATTTCACCCTTTTGTAAGGCTAATTTTAATTGATTCGCGACTATTCTTAAAATTATCGGTTTCTCTTTATCTTCAAAGACTTCTTTAAGATCTCCTATATTATACCATATTAACTCCTTAAAAGCTGTATGAACATCATCCTTTGAAAATCCCTGTTCTTTTAGAATAGTAAGGATCTTTTTTTTTCGACCTTTACCGATGTTCTCAGGGTTTTTATCGAATCCGTTTGTATTCTCTTTGCCCTTAAAATTATCATATGGATTATGTTTCTTTTTATCTTCCATACAGAGTTATTATAGGGTTGTTTTTTGTTTTAATATATTAAAAAAGTTGTATAATGCCTTTATATCTGAATCTACAATAATCGAATTTACAATAATTTTTTCAATTCTCTCTTGACTTACTTCGGTTATTTCACAAAGTTCATTTATTATTTTTTTCAGATCTTCCTTCTTTATACTCATTTTTAAGCTTTTTAAGTGTTTCTGCTTGTACTTCTTTTACTTCTGTTAGTTTTATATCAAATTTCTTTTTTTTAATTTCTTCCCAGTCAATATCTGTTCTTCTTTTTAATTTAAATTTAAAGTGTTTTCTCCAATCTACATAATGATGAGGCCGTTTATACCTTATAACGGTTTTAGCATATTGGGGCCATGTATCTTCAAGTGTTTTAGCTTTTATAAGTTTCTGTTTAGGGTTATTCCCTTTATAAAGCTCAGTTTGGTTACCGCCTTTCATTTTTGCTACAGTAGAAACTTTATGAATCATAAAAGCTTTAAAGGAGACTGTGCAGAGTTTATTATGAAGTACCTGTAAGCATAGATCAACATCCTCGTTGAATTTTAATCTCCATCTATAAGGCATCGAGTTATTCATTAGCATAGCCGAATAGATATGAGTATTCACGGAATATGGTTTTTTTGTAGTATTCGTTACGAATTTCATATACTCAAATCCTGAGATCCCGATATTAGTATATCTATCTGTAAATTCTTCTATTATACTTATTCCGATTGTACCGTTTACCGGTATCCTTTTGCCTTTATGAAGTCTCCTTATACCGTAGATGTTATCATCAAAGCACCAATGCCTTTCATGTCCGTTTTTTATAGAATGCTCCCAACAATAATTCCTTGCCGGATAGGATCCGAGACCGAGATCCTGAAAGGGGAGTTTAAGAAGATATTTATCATCATAAAATTCCTTATAAAGATCATATTCTTGAGGTTCAACAGCTATAAGGAAATCAATACCGTCTTTTATCATAAAATTAGCAGTAAGGCAGCAATCATGTCTCCCTTTACTTACTATATAGATCGGATATTTTATTTTAAAATTACTCATCTTTCAAAATAGGTCTTTGCTTAAAAGATGACCATATACGGCTTGGTCTTATTCTTGACTCACCGTTTTTCTTATATTCCTTAAACCATCTGGGCCAATCTTTTTGGAGCTGTTTATTTCGGGACTCTCTACCACCTTCCTTATACTCGTTTTCGTTACCGCCTTTTTGTGTTCCAATCTTAGGTTTATTAATTAAAAATGTTCTGAATATAATAGAACACCAACCATCTGTAAGGAGCTGTGCAGAGAAATCAACATCTTCGGCTGTTCCCTTTTTAAACCGGGTTTCTATCGAGTTATTTATAAGCTGACAGCAAAATATCATCTTATTATAATCAATATCGTTCTTAAAGCCAAATGCAAAAGCTCCATGAGAGAAACAAGCACCCCCGATATTCATATACTGATCGATATGCTCTTCTGTGTGTCTTAGCATACCAAAAGGATCAACAGTATTCCTTTTATTTTCGGCATCTTTGAATTGAAAATTTTTAATATTATCATCTAATTGCCAATGATATTCAAATCCCATTTCTTTAGAATGTTCAATGCAGAAGTTTCGGGCATATGCAATCCCCTGATCATTTTTAGGTAGTACAATAATATCTGTTTTAGGATATGCTTCAAGGTAGGATTTGAAATCTTGTTCTTCAACAACGAACTCGAATTCTATATTATTTTTAATTAAAATATCTGCGGTAGTCGACCCCCCGGCCCTATCTTTTGATAGTACATAAATAGGATAATTTGTCTTCTGAAGGTCAGTTAACTCGTTTTCTTGCGATTCCTCGGGTTGATACTTTAGAGAAGTTAAGTCATCTCTTTCTCGGAAAGGAAACCATGTTGACCAAGTCCTTTTTTCGGTCTTAACGAATTGCATCTTATTTTCTTCTGCATATTTTTCTCTTGTCTCTTCATCATCAAAATGAATAACAATCTTAAAAGATTCATCTGCTTTATCAAAATCAGGCATCCCCTGCCATTCATCCTCAGAAGCATCAAAATTAGGAACATCCAAACCCCAATTTTCAAGTTCATCAATATCCCATTCGTCTTTTAATTTATCCCAATCGAATTCTCCCCACAAGAGATTATCGGCAATTATAAATCTTTTCTTTTCTTCCTCGGTAAGTTCATCTGCTGACCGGACCCATTCATCGGGAATCTCTTTAAATTCTAATTCTCGGAGACAGACAAGGCGTTTATTTCCCCCTAAGACATAACCTGTTGCCGGGTCATAAACCAATGGCCTCAGTTTCATCATTTTCGGAAATTCTTTTATTGAATTTTTAAGTTTTTCAAGATCTCCGAACACTTGAGGGTTGTCCGGATTAAGTTTCAATTTTGATAATTTCATATCCTAGTTTTTAAAAAAGCCCGGTTAAAAACTTAATATGGAATAAAAAACCGGGCTACGTTAACATCGAATGACAAAGATATGAATTTCTTTTTAATATATCAAAATTACTCCTTTGATTTTTTTGAAGGGAATAGCTTATTGTTAATCTTATCGGGGTCATAGATACCTTTTCCCGGTTTCCATTTCTTTTTTCCCGATTTTTGAACAATGGGCTTGTAATTTTTTACTTTTACGAATAGTTTATATGTATCTGTAAGAGGCATTATTCATAATCTCTGATTACTAATTCAGCCCCCATTTCTTCAACATCTTCTAAGGTATTAACTATACGAATTTCAACCTGACCATCCTCATCAAAAAATGTTTGCATTTCATCGAATTCATCTTCTGCATCCCTTCCGGATGTCATTAGTTTAACGGCGTAATCTTTACTGCCAAAATTAATTATTCTATACATAATTTTTAATTTAAAAATTTGACATGAATTAATTTACTATTATATTTATGATACTTTGGGATTAAAATCAGATTAAAATAACTTTCTGCCTCTATTCTAGCCTCAATTGCTCTATCGGCTTTTATTATACGGTTTACAGTTACAAGCTGTTTTCTTAATCTTTTTAAGATCCCTTTTTTTGGTATAATCTCAAAGTATATTTTTAAATAAAATCTTTTCATAAAAGTTCTTTTAATTCTTTAACCTCTTTTTGTAGTTTCTGAATTTCATTCCCTAATCTTAAGATCAATTCAAGATAAGGGTCATTCATATTAGGCATTTTTTCTGTACCGTTCGCACTTATTCTCTTAAGAATATATTCAAGCTCAAACTTACTTTCCCGGATTTCCGTAACCGGGAATTGAGGAAGTGTTCTGTTTGCCATTATTTTTATTTTAAATCGTTTATAACTTTTTATTAAAATCAAACATTTTCCTGAATTATTTCATAAGTAATATCACCCCCCTCGTAGTCGGGTCTTTCAATTAATAGTTGTAAATCGCTCTTTTCTGCCCACTCCTGAATTTTCTGTAGGTTTTGTTTATCTAGATAGGAAGCATCAAAATAAATCGCTCTAAGGTCTCCTAATGCGAGAGAGCCGAGTTTTAAAGCTGCGATATATTTACTTGATGAGCTTATCTGATTATCAGAAATCGGAAAGCCTTCGTAATAGATTCCTTCCTCTTTAATCTCAAACTCATTCGGAAAATTAGCTTTTGAAATAAGATCTTTTTTCTCAAGTTCAAGCCTGTTAAGGATCAAATTACACTCTTCAATCTCGGTAGAAAAATTTTGTTTTCTTCTCTTCCAAGTTTCATATTCAACTTTCCTTTCTTTATAAAGTTTGGCATCTCGGTTAGTTTCTCTTGCATCATCTATCAATTTTTGATATTCTTCTGTTTTAATATATTCCGGTTCAGGGAGAGACTCAATTTGTTTTAGATCCCGAATAATATAAGAATTATTAATTTGATTAAGGATCTTATTTTTATCAATAAAGTCTAAAAACCCCCATTTACCGGCAAGTTTATCAATTTCCTTCGCTGCATTCCATGCTTCCCTATGATTGTCATTTATCTCTCTTTGGGTATTATTCCAAACCTGTAGATCCTCAAGGTGCTGCTTATTTTTCGCTTGCCAATCTTCTTTAATTTTTACATTCTCAAGCTTAATCCTTTCAAGCTTTTCTTCGAGTTCCGTAACACTAATTTCCTGAACGAAAGCAGGTTCAAATATCGGTGCTGCTTCCAAATTCTTTAGATCTCTTTTAAGATCCCTTCGTTTATCGAATATATTTTTATAATCATGATCAATTTTAGAGCAGTCAAGCCCTACAAGATCCTGTAACATTTTAAGCTGATCTTTCGGGCCGGATCTTAAGAAGGTGTCAATATCAAAACCGGATCCAAAATATTTTTTACCTATACTTGAGAGAACAGCCGATTTAACTTCCCAACCTTCCTTTGTTATATACTTAAATCTTTCTGTTTTAGCAAAGTTCCACTCTATTTTTGAACCGTCAGTCAGTTCCATAAAAAAGAAACCCTCTTTTTCGCCTTTTTTAAGGATCATTTCGGGTTTCTCCCCCCGGAACCGATCGATTAGTCCTCTTAAGAGAGATGATTTGCCTTTGTTATTTCCTCCGACTATAATAGCGGAGCAACCGTCAAAGCTTATATCCTGACTTGATATAGCTTTAAAATTTTCAACTTGAATTCTTTTAATTTTCATTTTCTTGAGTTTTAAATATTATTTCTTTTAATTCTTTTAATATATCTTCGTTATAAGAGCATATTTCATTATACCGTTGACTTTCATAGGAATAGTCACAACCGATTAATATCTTCCCTTCTGCATTTAGATAGATTACTTCGCCATGAAATTTTATCATATCATCTTCCTCTTCAACAAAAAGGCAATGTGCATTATAACTTCGTCCGGGAATAGAAACATTTGAACCAAAACCTTCATTGATGATATTCTGAAAATTATAGTAATCATGTCCGCTATCTTTATACTTATTCCCTGCAAATTTAAACATCATTAACTTTTCTGATTCATGAAAATTATTATCATGAAAATAGTCATTTGAAATATCAACTCGGCACATATCACGATCATTGCTATATAAATATAAATCCATAAGGACTCTTATAAATTCATCGTGTATATCATAGGCATTAGTAGCAATATAGAAAGATCCTATTTCAACCTTGTTATGTATAAGCGAGTTTAATATCCTTCTTATTCTATAAGGAACGAGAGATGGTTCACCCCCCGTTAAAGTTAGGGTTTCTATATAATCGATTTTAGCAAATACAGTATCATAATAAACATCTGCAATATCAATATCTTCTTGCTCCCCTCTTAAACAATGATCACATCTAAGATTACAGCGTCTTGTCACCTCAATTATAAGGTCTTCAAATATAACTTCCTTCATATCTTAAAAGTTTTAATTAAAAACCTTTGGAATTTAGACCACTTAAGGGAGCGATCATATAATTTTATAATCTCAATCCACTCGTCATATGGTCTATAAATAGAAAGCTTTGCATAATCTTTCAAAGATACTCTATTCATAAATCGGCAGCATGAATTTGTCGGCCATTTAAAAGGGATATTCGATGTCTGACCACAATTACAACATATCTCTATTTCCGAGATTCTTTCATTTGTATATTGCTCCATAAGAGGAACAATATCGGGCTCATAAAAATACCTCTCATTCCGATATTTCTTCTTTTTTGTTATCACCCTGATCTTTTTTCCTGTTAGAAATTCTAAAATATTTTCCATTCTTTTTTCGTTTTTTATTATATTTTAAATTAATTATAAAGAGGCCCAAAAGCCAAATAAAGTAGATAATAAATATTAAGACTTCGAAATCCATAGGTTATTTTTTATTTAAAAATCTTTTAATGTCAAACATTATTAAGCTATAATAAAAATCTTCGGCATCTCCGTATTTATTAAAAATCTTAGGATCAGAATCATTTATCGTTACCTGATATTGTTCCCCGAGAACATCTCTTTGGTGTAAACAGAGGAAATTTCCGTTTTTATCTTTCATTAGCTTTATTAAATACAATTTTTTACTATCCATAGTATCAAATTTTAGCTCTCCGAGTGTTTCTCCCGGCAAAGAGTATCTTACTATTAATCCGGGAGAAAGTCGCTCAGAAACGATTATTTAAAGCATAAATGATAAAACTTCTTGATCCTTCTTTGCTCTTGTCTCAGGGGCCGACTTATATCTGTCATCATCATTAATGTACTGATTTATCCCGTTATAGATAAGCCAATCATTAATTTTTCCCCCGTAACCGAGATCCTGATTATTGGCCTCTCCGATAACTATATTCATGATATGATCGACTGTATTAAAGTTCTTATTTTCGACTGCTCGGATCTTAGTTCCTTCAAGGATCTCTTTTAATCGATCTTCGGGTTTTGTTACCCAAACATCAGTGAGCTGCTTATATTTAGCAGTAATAGCAAGACCGATTTGTTGCTTCTTATCAACGAATTTATTTAGCATCTCATCAAGTTTATTAAAGGAGCTTAATATTTGGGCCGTATGTTTTCCTATAATACTAAGGTTATATTTTTTCATCTCCTGAATAGGAATAACAAGACCATTAGAGCATATTAAACGGAAATATCCGAAATTAATAGCATACTTGGTCATTCCGTTATAAGAATGCTGTACTGATAATTTAGGATAGATTTTGTCATTTGTTCCTTCTATAGTATGAAGGAAATCATCATCGTTTAAAATATAATCGGCATAGAATCGAACTCGGTTTATCATCTTATATGATGCCTCATAAGAGATATTATTGCTTGATAGGACATCTTCAATATTCGGGAAAATGTCTTCATTTTTAACGAGTTCATATCGTGGAGAGCAATAATTCAAATGCCATTCGTAGCCTTTTATGTTGGCTTTAATGATCTTTGAATATTCAGGGTTTGTTTTGTGTTCGTTATCTATCACCTCAACAGGGAAATAGAAGTCTGCTTGATTTGTTGTTGTCATGATATTAAGTTTTAATATTATTTAAAAGTTCTTTTAATTCTTGATATATTTCTTCCTTCTCTTTAATGTACTCATAATCTCTCTTCATATAATTTTTAATAAAATCTATAAAGTTATCGGGAACTGTCACTCTTACCTCAGCATAATTTTCAGCCTCTACAAGTGTTTTTAAAATCTCTCTTATTTTCATGTCGGATATATTTTTTCAGATTTACAAATTATACATTCACCGCAACCGGGGAAAGTGTCAGGACCTTCAAAACCATAAGATTGAGGACAAAAACAATTTTCAGATAACCATTTCATTATTTCTTTCATCTTCTCAGCATGAACATAATCGGCGTATTGTTGCATTAATTTATATGCTGTTTCTTCTTTAATCGGATAAGACCATTTTTCAGTAATCCTATTTTGTACACATTCATGTATATTATCAGGATCAGGATGATAATCTTTTATCCATTCTTCCGGGCTAAGTATTTTCATAACTCTTCAATTTGATCCTCAAATTCAATTATAGCATTATTAATTTTCTCATACTGTTTAGAGCTTAATATATTCCAAACATCATAGGGGTTGTCTTCATTTATAAGCCAAGAATAATGAATTATTCCGTCAATTTGAATAAAGATCTTATCATTTTCAATTGATATCCTGATCTTAGGATCTGTTAAAAGGAGATCTTTTTTAATTAAAGACTCCAATTCGGATACATTATAGCTGTATCCCTGAGCAAGGTTTATTTCAAAAATATCTTGCCATATTTCAGATGCACTTGCTCTATCCTGATCTGCGCTGTCTATACTATGTAAGTAGTTATTTAATTCTGTATCTGTCATGATATTATTTTTTTATATGAACTATTTAATGCTTCAAAATCATCTAATCTACCAATACATAAAAGCTGATCTCCTATCATTACAAAATAGTTTATTTCTCCGGTTTCACTTTCAGCAGTATAACTCTCATCTAAAATAGTCTCGACAACATTTTCAAGAGAGAATCTTTCATTAAAATCTAATTGTATTGTTTTCATAACTTCTTAATTTTGATAATATTTTCAGCATCTTCTTTAGCATTATTCCCGGTAAGTCGATTATATACATTTATTAATGTAAAGTCATCATCATTCTTTACTCTCTTATATTCTAGTACTAATATTGTAAGATAGCCTTTACCCGGTCTATATAAGTTACAAGTTTCAATTCCGTAAGTTCCGAAAGAAACCTTTTCTGTTAATTGAGTTACAACTTGTATTTCGCAGTTTAACTCTTCTCTAAGTTGTTTTTTATAGTCTGTTACTGTCATGATTTCTATTTTTTAAGTTTTAACATATCCGTTTCCCCAACCAAAATCTGTTACTCGTGGGAGCCAAGTATTTTCTTTTATAAATCTGTACATAATATTAAGTTTTTAAATAAGTTTAGACCCTATTAAAAAAATAGGATCTAAGGAAATAGTTTTAAAGATTACTTAGTTAGATAGTTTTTATATTCTATACCGGTATTATCAAGACCGTTAGAAGTCGCTTTTTTAGGTAGCAAATCAATTCCGTACTTATCAAGAATAAAATTAGCTTTCTTTTCAGCAAGGGCCTCTCTTTTATTAATACTTAAACCGGTTTCAGATTTAAAATTAGGATCTAAAAGGGCTTTTATTTCAAGCCGGGCTTTTTTAATTTCTTCTTTTCTTAGGTTAGTAAAGTAAAAGATATTAGAAAACTCCTTTACTTCTTTTTTTACTTTCTTCTTAGGGATAGGCTTTTTAATTCCTTTTCTAAATTCCGAGATCTCTTTAGAATACTTCTTTTTAATTCTCTTTAAACGGGACCCTCTTTGACTAGATGGGAAGGTTGAAGGTAAGTTAAAAATTATTCCGGTAGAATCTTTTGTTACGGTGATTATACCATAGTCCGATGTCAATGTTAACGATTTTTTTTCCATTTTTCAAAAGTTTTTATTATTAAATATAGGGTAAAGATATAAAACTTTTTTAAATAAAAAAATATTTCTGGCTTTTTATTTTAAGATATTAAAACATAAAGGGCTGTATAAACAACCCTTTATTAGTTTAGAATGGCATATCACCGTCTGGTATTGTATTAAGATCTTCCGGGACATCATCAATTGATTGCTTCTCTACTTTCTTAGCCGGTTTACTTCCATCGGTTCCGGGCTTGGGGCTTAAAAACGTTATATCAGTAACAATTATCTTCGTAGCAATCCGGTCGATATTATTCTTATCAGTATATTTTTGATAAGTCAATTTTCCCTCAATAAAGACTTTCTGCCCCTTATAGACATAGTCTCGGCAGAGAGCAGCAAGCCCTTTCCAAGCAACTATATTATGCCACTCTGTTTTTTCAACCTTCTCTCCGTTTTTATTCTTATATCTTTCGGCTGTAGCAAGGCTGAAATTAGCTACACTTGTTTGATCATTTAGCGCTTTATATTTAGGATCATTCCCGACATGCCCTATTAATAATACTTTATTTACCATGCTTATTTAATTAAACGATTAATATTTGATTTTAAATGTACTTTAGTAAACGTCTTAAGCCCCTTTATTAATTCAAGAATTTTCTCTTTTGGCGGTTCCGGGAGATTGTGTCCGCCGGTTGCTGCTCCGATATTAACTTGTATTGGCCCTGTAGATTCTAACATTTTTAAAAAGAAATGCAAGTCAAAATCCATTATAGGCTCAATTGTGATATATAAAGGATGTCTTATTAATCTTGTATCTATAAATCTCTGGTTTGGGTTTGGTGAATTTCTCATTATATGATCATAGTATCTATTAGATTCTATTGTTACACATACATGACTCTTTTCTACTAAAATCCTTCTTATATTTCTTGGGTTCTTTGTTTGGAACAGATACTTATTATCGAATTTATAGCAATGATCTAAAGTTTTTTTAATCCATTCATCCGGGATATTATCAGCAAACATATCGTTTGATGATCCGACAAAGATAAAATTGTCTTGTCCTAAATCAGTCTTTAGTTCTTTTTCATCAAATCGGATGTCTTTTTGATTATCAAACCGTTTCATATAACAGTAAGAGCAATCGTGAAAACATTTACCTTTTATTGTATTCCATGTATGAGTAACGAAGTCATACATATTACCTGATTGTTTGTTTAGTCCCATATTTTTAATTTAAAAAGGACAGTTATCGGAGCTTTCCATATAACCGGCCTTTGATTTTTTAATATTTTCTGACTGAGAGATTTCTTGTAAATTAATCGCCCTATTATCTGTTTTAATAGCATTTTTATGATCAATTATTCTCCTATACCCGTTTGGTTTATGATCGTGGAATGCTTGAGCAACTAATTTATGAACATACCTTGTTTTAGTTTTCCCGTTCTTGCAAAGATTGACTTTTAAATATCCGGTTCGGGCCTCAATAGATAACTTTAAGATCTTCTTTTTTATCCGGATCCGGATACCGTTTTTATCAATAATAGTCCTTTTTAAAGATCTGACTCGACCGAGATCCGATACTTGGTAGTAACCTTCGTAATATTTTATATCTTTAAAGGTCTCTTTTGCGTTCATGTCTTATTGTTTAAAGTTAGATAATCTATTAATCCCTGAGTACATTTATTACAATACCATTTATTTTTAATATAGTCAATAGTTGAACCGCCCCAATCACCACCATATGACAGACCGGCTAATTCTATTTTTAAAGATTGTATTTTCTTTATTTCATACTTGTAATGACTTTGGTCAGTTTCAATACCGCATCTATCACAAGTCATTTTTATTAATTCAGTTTTTTTTATACCCATTGTCTTATTATTTAGTGGTTAAATATAATAATCACAATTTCCTTTTTTACAGCTACCTATCCATTTTGTACAAGTCCCATCTTCTAAATGACCACCCCTACAAATTCCCTTGTTTTCTTTCTCTTCCTTTTCTTCTGTTGATTGTAAAGATTGTAAAAGTGATTCAATTTTTACATTGATTAAATTCAGTTCGGTTTCAAAATATAATAGACCTCTTTTTTTTAATTCTGATTTAATCATCTCAATATCTTCTTTTATGTCTTCAACTTTTTCTATTTCTTTATTCATTGTTGTTTTGGTTAATGGTTGTTTATTCATAACGGTTTATTTAAAATCTCTTTTGAATCCATTTTTCTTAAGCATCTTGTCTATCAATCTAATATACTTTTTCCACATCTTGTCATAATCACCACATCCAATCATTGCAGATACATCATTTGTCATTTCTATAATTGCTTTTAATTGAGCCTTTGTTATTTTTATCTCCATATCTTAATGTTTATTTAATTTTTTCGATTTCATCTTCGATGTTAGATATTAAACTTTGATACTCTCTATTCTGTCTCTGTAATTTTGATATTTTTTGTCTCATTTCTCTCATAAGATAATCTAAACATTCATTGCTTTCCCTTGCTTCCGATAATATTTTTTGTGCCTCGTACACCTCTGAATCTGTAAAATATTTTTCTAAAATTCTCATGTTTATTTAATTGTGTTTATATCTATTGCTAAACCTTCTTTGATTAAACCGAAGACGTCAAAATGGTTTCGTATTAAATAGTTTACTTCATTATAAGGTAAATCTAATAGGTCTTTATTGCTTTTTATATATTCCATAGTAATTGACATAGGAAAATATTTCGGCTTTCCCTCGCTTATCTCTTTTGTAAGATCGGATAAAGGGTGTAAGATAGGTTTGACTTCATTTAACCAATATGAATCGTTATTTATTATTGCAGAATCTTCGCCTAACCCCATCAAAATAAATTGATATGGTTTATACTTATCTAATTCTTTTAAGTCTTCATCTAATATAATTTTCAACTCATACGGCAAATAAGGTGCTAAATGTTCTATCGTTAGTTTTTTCATGTTATTGTGTTTAAAAGAGGGTAATAAAGACTCTGTTTTTACCGCACGTTACGGGTCCCGATCAACATACCCTCTTAGTTTCATATCATTTTGATTTAATTATTTCTATAGATCTTGTTTCTGCCTGCCCTGAACAATTATTTTCTGTAACTGTATAAAACTGTTTTCGACCGAGAGGTATAAATCCCAAGAGCTTTTTACGCTTAAAATAATAGATCGTATTAGAATTATAATCAATAGCAACCTCATCAAAATAAATCGTACTATCGGCAAGGTCAATATGCCCTTTAATAGACAGACATGAGTCGAGGTCTTTTTTAAAATAGAAATCCGGGGTGTTTTCATAGCGTATAAGAATCGTTTTTGTTGTGTCATAAGTATATCTATACCGGTGGTTTATTGTCTTTGTAATATTCCTAAAACCGATATTTAAAGAGTCTTTAAGTTTTTTAAATAAAGAATCATTCATTTGTTTCTGATAATCTTTAAATTCCTTCTTTGTCATAAAAAGGTTTTGATCGGGAAGATCCTTTAAAAGTTGCTCTTGGTTACTTTTCATCAAATCAAGAGTTTTGTACATATTACACCCTCTTTTTGTAGCCCACGCAAAGATAGCTACTGTAATAAGTATTATTAATAAATTATAAAGCCATGTTTTCATAATATAAATATATAAATTGTTAAAAGAATTAGAATTATGAGCCATAAAATTTTAATGACCCATTTATTAGTTTTATATGGGTTCCATTTCTCAAGATCCCATTTCGGGCTGATTTTTTTCATATCTTAATATTTAAAATTTGATTCGTTTTTATATCAACAATTTTATGTATCTTAATCTTTTCTCGGAGCTTGTCAGCAGCATCCTTTTCGTTCTCGGCAGTAATTTTCGTTTTCATATACTTTCCGAATATTTCAAAATATAATTCAAATTTTCTTAACATTAGTTCCAAAATATAAGTAAGTCAATATTTGAAAAATTCAATTTTTCTACAGGAATAACAGCAAGAGTACAATGTGTGCCAAAGAAATTTTTTTGCACCCATTCAGTAAATTCCTTAAGTTCATACTTTTCGATCATTCTTTCTTGTCCCTTATACAGCATATTATTTTTTAATTTTAAGCTTATTTAAATATAATTTGACATCTGAGATATACTTCTTTTCAATTATAAGAATCTCCCTATCTAAATAATTTAACGTTTTCGTTGTTTTTTCAATCTCCTTTATGGTTGTCGGTTTATTTCTCCATGTTTTGCCAACAGTTTCGTTGAATTGCTTCCATGTTTTATACTTCTCTTTAACTGCATTATTTAACTCATCAGTTAATTTCAAAATCTTATATTCAAATAAGATTCTCTTAATATAGAAATTAACAAATTTATTAAGACTATTCTGTTTTTTTTTATCCTTAATTATAATACGGACTGCAAACTCTTTACCCTTGATAATTTCATAGTCTTCAATTATACCGTTTACAATTAATTTAGCCGCTATAAATCTTTCTATTGATTCATTTATTCCTTCCATAAGCTTAATTGATTATCATCTTTAACTTGATATTTTTTTCCGGACTCAATAAGATCTATAAAAATAAGATCTGTACACCAATGACCGCATTCAAAATAAAATACAATAGGATCTCCGAGAATATTCTTTTTAACATCTTTTAATTTAAAAAACCTTCTCTGATCCGGATACCTGTATTTTGCTCCTATTCTGTATCGTGTCTTATTTCCCATAAGTGATGACAAAAAGGCATTACATTAACAAATTCTTTTTTCGGGGGGAAGATCTGAGCCATATAAACCTCATCAGGAATAAATTTATAACGGGCCTCTTTTATTTCTTCATAATTTGGGCTCCTATCCTTCCGGCTAATTGATAAATGCCATAGACCATTTTCTATAGCAACAAATACTAAACATTTTCCGAGGCTGAATACTCCCGATTTAAACTTTTTTGATTCCATATTTTTTATTCCTATTTTGTAAAATTTCTTGTACCTGTTTTTCAAGCTCTCTACTTAAGCAGTCAGGGCATTTATAATCTCCATAAAAACCAATACTGGCTTTCCATTCTCCTATTGAAGCATATCGACCGCAATAACACTTTGCATGGGATGAACTATTCAAATTATTATTCATTTTTTTAATTTAAATCATTATTTCTTTTTTCTAATTAAAACCCTATCTGTAAAAGCGAAAATTTCTCCGGAGCTTAAACATTTGACCTTATATCGATTTTTAAGCTCTTTATCGGCTTTTATTTCTTTCGGGGTATATTTCCCTAAGAAGATAAAAGAACGACATGTATCCGTTAAAAAAACATCGTTTATGTCTAATTCTTTGATCTTCATAAACCTTATTTTTTATGTCTTACAACTCCGTTTTCATCAGGTTTGTTCCAATCTCGCTTTTTAAGTATTTCAAACTTCTTATCACATTCATTAACTATCTTTTCAAGATCATACCCATAATGGAAAGCTGCTGTCATAAGCAATATAAAACAATCAGCAATTTCCTCTCCCGGATCTTCCATCATTTTGAATGATTTAATAAGCTCATCGACTTCCTCTTTTAAATGATAAGCTTTTGATATATGCATATATTCTGTTTTACCGAAAGTTTCATATGACCACTTAAGCCAAGATTCAATTTTAACCTGTAAAATATGAACAACTTCAAATTCTTGTTTTTCATATTGCTGACATAAGCTTACATATAAACTAGAATGTCCTTCAGGATATCTTGAACATTTCATAAAACTAGCTTCCCTGTTAAAATATATAATTTTCTTACAAGTATTACATTTAATATTTCCTTTATTTTCTTCTTGATTCACCTTTAAGAGTTATTATGTTAAACATTTGATTCATTCTGTCAACTGTAGATCTTCCGTAAAAATTCACAAGATCATCAAAATTATAATTACATGTAGCGAACGTCCATGATCCGAAATCCCACCTTAAAGCGAAAAGATCCGGGATCGGATTAAAAGCAGATCCATAATCTTTAGCTTCTTTTTGCTCCTTTCCTATATCATCAATAAGCATAGGCATCTTTTTCAAAGATCGGATACCGCTTTCAGCTTCTTTAATAGCTTCGGCAACTTCTTTAGAATGCAGCTGCTTAAATCTTTTTATTGTATGTTTTTCAATGATTTTTATAGCAGTCTTAAGCATTAATGTTTTTCCGGTTCCGATATCCCCAACAATCATTATTCCCTTCTTATGGTCAACACCTTCACATTTTTGGAGATAAGTACAGATAAAACTAAGGGCTGACTTATTATAATCATCAATTTTATACTCTGTCTTTTCTCCCCTCTCAAATAAAAGGATCTCTGCGTTTAATTTAAAAAGCTTAAAGAAATCATCATAATAGATATTGGGGATAAAAGAGCGATGTTCAAATATATTCTGCCGGGCCTCTCTCCATTCTTGCTGTGCCTCTTTAAGCTGATTATCAACCCGAGTCCTGTCAATTTTTTTCTCCCATTTCATTTTTTTAGCCATATTAATTTACTTTTGAATTCCAACCTGGATCCTGATCAAAGCTACTCTGATCATTTCCGGTCTGTAAATAATTTTTATTAAATCTCTTTTTATTTTTAAACCATGTATCAAGCCGTCTTTCACAACTAAATGATGTCTGTTTTTCAAACCTCATCTTTTTATCCTTCGGGCCATACTCAGACCAATATTCAAAAAATTCTTTTATATCTTCATTAAACGAGAGATATTTTTGACGCTTTTTATTTAAAGTTTCATTAATAAAATCTTCAAATTTTTTCTTCCTCTCTATAATAGTTTCTTTTCTTTCTTTACTTTCTTGTTTATGTCTTTCTGTTGTCTTTCTGTTGTCTTTCTGTTGTTCAAGCTGTTGTCCTTTTTTCTGATATTTTTCATAGTTTTTAATCGTTATGATAGTCGTACTACGGCTTTGCTGTTGTTCAAGCTGTTGTCCTTTTTCGAGGTCTTTTAAGAATTTTCTGACTTTGTTTCTTGACCAACCCCACCTTTTAGAGAGCTTTAATTGTGACCAACCGACCTGTCCTCTTTTAACCTCAATTTTATGATCTCTCAGATAAAAGAAACCGTCTTTATGATTCGCCAATAAGATTAAATCAACCCAAGCTTGACCCCTCGTAAATGGCTCTGATAACCATAGATCATTTTCAACAACCTTCCGATGTAATTTAATCCAACCGTCCATATAGGTTTTTAAATAAAAAACCGGCGCAAACAAAAAAAGACGGGAACCATCACGAAACCGCCTTAATTCTGCCCTTGCCGGGTATATGTGAAATATAATAATTAACTAAATTTTTCATTTGTGATGGTTATTGAACTGTAAAAATACTAAAAATTTTTGATATTTTAAAATCTTCTTTTTTTAATTTAAATTAACAGGTCTGCCACCTTTAGGACTATAAAAGAGATTTTCATATTTACTCTTCATAATCGATTTCAAGCTTATCTCTTTTCGATCGTTCGGATGTAACCAAGATAATATATCTTTCTCATCTTTATCATCGAAAAATGAAACAGGGATGTTTTTATTATAAATCCTAGCTTTCCTGATTAGTTGTTCTTTTGTAAATTTCATTTTCTATCTGTGTTAAAATCTGAACGGATATAATACCCGACAGAAGCGGATTAAATAAAATAATAAATAAATAGATCCAACCGTCTAAAGGTTCCCACCCTGTTAGGAGCAATACCGATAAAGCTACGGTCGTAAAAAAAAAGTAAGTTGCTATAAAAAGTATAATCATTAAGAAAGCTTTCATACTGAATAATATCTTTCCTTCCAATAATTACGGTCTGTAGACTCACTTAAGAGATCATATACGAAGTTTTCAAATACTTTATCAAGTTTAATCTCATCAATTTTTTCGATCGTGTTTTCTATCTCTCTAAGATAGTTTAGTAAAATATTTTGATGAGTTAAGGTCGTTCGTACTTTTACAAACTTCTTTATAACTTCAAGCTTTTTATCCTTCATACTCTGAATTTTTAGTGCCATATTTTGCTTTTAATAATATTTCAGTCCTTTTGCAAAGTTCATCAATTTCTACAATAAATTGCTTATCATAAGTCAAAATATCCTTAACAACTTTATCTGAATAAAGAACGGTTGCATGATTTTTACCTCCGATTCGACTCCCGATATTACTTAATGAGTTTTTGGTATATCTTTTAGCGAGATAGTGGGTAACTTGCCTTTTTGAAACAATATCTCTATCCCGATTTGTTTTACCAATAATTAAGTCCTTTGAGATAATATAATAATCTGCTACAATCTGAGATATATCATATAATTTTCTAACCTCAATCTCATTTTCATCTAGAGTCATAATATCATCAAGTAAAGAAAACCGTCTAACTATATCCTCAAGTATTTGAACCCGTTTATTTAACTTTTTAATTAAAGCCTTATTCCTTCCGGCCCTACGAGCAACCTTCAAATACCTCTCCCAAGTTACCTTAAATTTATTTTTTTCTTTTATCATGTCGTATTTTGATTTTGGGTTCGCTGTTTTTCAAATTTCAGATAACTTATTCTCTGCTGAACAGCAGATAAAACCTTATTAAGCTGACGGAGAACGTTTTCAAGCTGATATCCCATATTCTCAAACTCCAATTCTTTTTTCTGCTGTTGTTCTACATCTAAATGAGCTTCAACATCACTTTCTCCGATCTTCATTTGTCTCTCTCCGATATAATGGCTTTTAGCTTTATTGAATTCTATCTTACGGGTAAAATAAGCCCAATTATATTGTTTCCGGATCTCTGCAAGTTCCTCTGCAAGTCTGTAGCCTAAAATGGCGACCTTATCTTGCATTCGTAAAAGATCCTCAATAATTATATCCTGAGAGTTTTCATAATAATAGTCAAGAATCTCTTTTACCTCATCTAATACTGTTTTTTGTTCACTCATAGCTGTATGGTTTCTTTTTCAATAGGTTTAAAAGCAAAGACCTGTTCCCCGTTAATATGGCCTCGTTCCTGAATTTGGAAATTTACTTTTATGAGCATATCTTCTCCGGGGTGTAAATCCAAATCATTAAGAATGCTAACAACAAGATTCTTTTTATAAATCAGTTTCGTATTGGGATATGCTTTTGATCCTTTAATCTCATATGCATTTTCGGTCTTAGGATCCGGAACAATATAGAGCATACCATGAGTTTTTGAGGATCCGATAGAAACCCGATCAATATCTTCAAATCCGGCATGATAGATCTTTAAAATGTAGTTTGCTACTTTTTTAGTTTTCTTGTAAACGATTACAACATCACCTTTAGGGTTTCTTGAATAGCCACCTTTTCCAACTGTTGGATCATGGAATTTAATGTCATCAAATAATTGTGTTTCTTTTGTCATAATTTCTATTTTTTTGAGTTTGTATTTTTATTTAAAAAATCATCAATAGCTTCTCTGATTGTAGGTAGTGCATCATCTCGGCTTGATTCATGAATTCTTAAACCTCGGTTCGTAGTTGACCATCTTACAACCCAACCTTTACCGTATCCCTGTTTAATTTCTTCAAGCCTGTCAAGCCGTTCTTTATCTTCTAAAATATCAACTTCTTGATCACCTATAAACCATTTTATAATATAATGATCTCCGGTTTCATGTTTACTATAATATTCTAAATAATCACCGCAGCATTCAGGATCTCCGCAAGCACCATTATCTCTTTTAATTAAAATATTCCCATTTGGGCTCAATGCAATAGGATCCTCATATTCAGAATTATCTTCTGATAAATAACATTTTTGTTGTTTATCCCATACTCTATATTTTATTTTTTTCATACTAAATGATTATAGTTTTTATAAATTTCAATTTTCTCCTTTACTAAAGGAATTAAATGACGTAATTGGGCCTCAAATGACTCGTGTATGATAGGATCTTTCTTGACCCTTATAATAAACGGTTTTATTTTTTGAGACGGATAGAAGGACATAAAATCGACATAATCAAGACTGGTTACATAAAGTTGTGCCTGTACCTGATATTTATACTTATTCGGTAGTCGGTCATCACAGATATAATTAAAATGAGTTTTTAATTTAGGGCATTTTACTTCTAAAAGTCCTTCATACTCAATAATCTCATTATCATTATCATCTATATAAACGATATTGTCATCTATAATTAAATGATCAGGAGAGATACCGATCCATCCGAAGAATTCATGATCTTCATTAGGTTCAATAAAACCAACATCAATACCCTTTTTATTTAGCTCATCTTTATAAGCTTTAACAGCCATCGGTTCAAGGTCTATACCTCTTTGCATATCTTCCGATACATATCCCCCGGCATCTTGAGTCTCTGTTATACTTTCTGCTGCAAGATCTGTAATAAGGTCTTTATATCCTTGGGTAGAATGTTTCATCATCATCTGCGCGAATCTTGTCCCGGTTATTTTTCCGGCTCGGACCGAATACCAAGCTTCGGATCTTTGTTCAATTGGATGTAATATCATTTTTCCTCTCTTTTAAGTATTATTGTTACTTCATTATTTTCATGGATCTTTGAGCTTATAATCTCAATATCCTTATAAGTGTGCATCCATTGATTAAGCCACTTTTGCCACTCTATCAATGTTGCTCTTCTTATAACAAAATCAATTTTAGCATTTATCATGATTCATTAGATTTATCGAGTGCAACCATATGATCAAAGATCTCTTTTGATCTTCCTTTCCAGACTTCCATCATTTCTTCCTCTGTCTGACAAATTATAACTCCCTTACATAAAAGATCCTTTACATAGGAGACAGCGAAACCGGCATATTTAGTCTGCTCAACTTTTCTCTGTTTACTATAGCCGGATTGACTCGCTTGCTTATAGGGCTTAACATTATAATATGTTTTGCCGTTATACTCTTTAGGATCTTCCAAAATATCATATTCTTGTCCGGCCTCAAAAGGCGGTTTATTTTTATCCTTACAGAGAAAAGATCCGAATCGATCCTCTCCGTTTGGAATTGTATACTTTACATTAAAAGCATACATCGTACTCCCGAATTTCGTTTGTACTTCTTTATTAAAGTTTACTTGTTTAAATACTGCTTTCATATTATTTTATTTTAGAAATTATTTCTTCAATTAGGTCTGCCCGAGCTTCAAAGGCTTTCTTTAACGATTTAGGATTTGCTGAAAACTGAATAGCCCGATATGTTCTATTTAGAGAGGTTGATGCGTTAAAGCAAGCATAACTTGTTTTACTAACAGATGAATAAATACATTTTGAACAATCTCCTGAATATGTATTTTCCGTTGTAGATTGACATAGTAAACATTGTGAGGTGCTTCCAAATCCTAATAAATTATTTGCGACTCTCTCTCCAAATATCTTAAAATGATTATTTTCGTTTGGTGTTAAATTAGCATTTTTAATCATCCCAATCGTAATATCTCTATACTTTTTTATAAGCTCTTCAGCCTCTTTTAAGTTTTTTATTTCCATCTTTTTTAATTTAAAAGTTTGTTTAGTGTATTGTATCATAAAAAAGGGTGACCCGAAAGAGCCACCCAAAAAATGGAAATACATGAAATTACTACAAGTAAAACACCATAGATATTTAATAAATTCCGGGTAAAGATAATAAATAATTTTGATATATAAAAATCTTTTTGTAATATTAAAATATTCGATGTATCTTTGCACCTATGGATATAAAGACAATTAAGCGGTATAAAAAATACTCTACTCCCAAGCTCATTGAGATATGTCAAACTCATTTTAACAGATATATCCGGGAGAGAGATAATAAAAAAGAGTTCGGCTGTATCTCCTGCAATTCTCCGAGCTTTACAGATGCCGGTCATTATATCGCTGTAGGATCCTGTTCGGCTCTCCGCTTTCATGAGCTTAATGCAAACGGTCAATGTAAGGCTTGTAACTATTTTAAACATGGCAATCCTATTGAATATCGCAGACGTTTAATCTCCCGGTACGGAAGGAAGGAAGTCGAAGAACTTGAAGAACTTCAATTGATCTATAAGCAGCAAAGGAATTTTAAATGGGATAGAGTCGTATTAATTGAAAAAATTGAATATTATAAAAATAAAAGAGCATGAGATATACACTTCATAAGATTGATGAGAGCGTCAAAAAATCAGAGTTTAAAAATTGGAAAAATTATTCAAAAGCTTGCGGATATAAAAAGAATTCTGCCGGCTTATTTTTCCGGAATAATATTGAGAGAATTAATAAAAAGCTCGCTTTAATCGGACTTGAACTAGATGTTAAACATAAGATCTAAGTTGCCATTCTATTAGTTATCATTCTAATATCAAATGCCGGGCATTCCTTCCATGAGTAACCCGGCTTTTTATATCGGTGGGGGTGTTTTATTAAATAAAGATGATCAAAGCATTCAGTTAAATATTAATCATACAAGGAAAAAATCAATTTATTCTATCGGCTTAACTTCTGAAGGTCATGTTGTCGTAAATTATGCCTATAGATTTAGATAGGGACCGTTATTCGGTCCTTTTTTACTTTTCTTCAATGAAAATATCAGGATCTTCATAAATAAAATCATGTTCTTTCGCTATTGCCGGAAAATAAATAACATTCAAATCTCCGTATTCATAATGTGGTACACCTAAAGAAAGAACATGGCTCACTAATTCGGCATAACTTGGTACATCTTCTTTAAAAGGAAGTTCTTTCAGCTTCTTATCAGAAATACTGACTCTAAAATTCATATTTTCATGCCTCCATTTTGGCTCTGCAACTATCTCTAAATCTGAATCATTCAAAAGATAAGCTTCTTTTATTTTTGCTGCCAGCTTTTTAACGACATTGATTCGACTCATTTTGAAGTCTTTTGAAATGACAATCAGGTCTAAAGTTTCCGAAAAGCCGTTAACCTCTCCTATTATAAGTTCTTCTTTTCCTTCTTCAGTTTCGACAAATCTTAGAAATTGAACATTCACACCCAAATACCTTGTTATCTTACCAGATCTCTTTTGCTTTTCTTCTTTTCGAAAATCTATTATTTTAATAAATATATTTTCTGTATTTTTTCCAAAAACATTGGTTTCAATCCCTTTTGAAACGCCTTCTTTAAATTTTTTAATTTTTATGTACATTTTTTTTAATTTAAATAATATAATATACTTGAATAAATAATATTTCCCATAACCTCATGAGCGTTATCATTGGGGTGTATGTAATCATCAAAGATATCTATTTCTTCACCCATTGAATTAATAACAAGACTGCCACTTTCATAACAACTATTATTAATTAAAGCATGCAAAGGAATTAATTTGATATTGGAATTATAAAGGCCGTTGTCAAAATTTAAAATCTCTTGCTTATGCAGTTCGAACATCCTTTTATATTCGGTTCTAAAATTTGAATGATATGCCCCGTTAGGCTGTTGTAATATCAATATTTTGCAGTTAGGGAAATCAGAAAGTAAAGCATCAAAGAAGATTTTCATATCAGCTATGATTTGATCAAGATCATAAGGATTTGATCTAACATCATTTATACCTAACATGCATGTCATCATATTTATTTGGCTGATCCCTTCATTCGTGCAATAATAATTAAAATCTAATTGAGCGGTTAAAGGATTCCAAAAGGGATTACTTTCATGATTACTTATATAAGTTGACCATTTCCAACCCTGAATGCCTTCAACATGAGTGTTTATATTCGTATATCCGGCACCTGTCAATAAATTTGCCAATACCGTATAATACGCTGTACCTCCACCCGGTATTACTCCGGCAGTAAATGAATCGCCCATTACAACAACCTCTCTTTCTGCCGTTACTTCTGTACCTTGCTCAGCCATTGTATAAAGGGTTTGTTCACTGATGTCTTCGCCGGCCAATGATCTTAAAATACTATTATTAAAAATATCTTTTACAGAGAACTTAATGCCGCCATTTGCTGAACTTGCATCAGCCGCCGGGTCAAAATAAAAGCCTTTGTTATACAGATGATTAAAAACGTTATATTCGGTCACATATTCAAAAATCAATTCATTTTCACAG